GGAGTCGACAGCCTGGAAGATGACCAGCAGGTTATCAACTTCAACATCAACGACCAGCGTATCGCTGAGGCTAAGGAGGAATTCAAGGCCGTCGATGCGTACAAGGATTTCAGGGGCGCCAAGAAAGCCAAGCAGGTACTCACCAAGATGCGTACCACGCTTGCCGAGGCCCACAAGAAGCAGAAAGCAGGGTCGCTGGCATTCGGTCGGCGGTTAGATGGCGAGAAGAACCGTCTGCTGGCGCTGATCGGAGAGATCGAGGATCCGATCACCGAGCAACTTGACAAGATCAAGAACGCCGAGAAGATCAAGGAGGAGGAACGTCTAGCAATGATCGAGGAGTGCCTCGTAAACATACGCATGTTTGGCATGGACCTCCAAGAGCACGAGATGCCAGAGTTGCTCAAGTTGCAGGAAGGGCTGGCCGAGATCGAAATTACCGACGATATTTTTCAGGAATTTCGCGATCAGGCTGCCGGCGCCAAGGCAGAAGCCGAGGGCCGACTGCGGCTGGCTATTTCCAAGCTCCAAGCCTACGAGGAGGAGCAAGCCGCTCTCGACCATCAGCACAAAGAACAGGAAGAACGACAAGCTAAGCTGGATGCACAGCAGGCTGAGATTGACGCACAAGCCAAAAAGCAACGTGAAGAGGAGTTTGAACGCAACAGAAAAGCCGCCGAGGAGGCCGACATCAAACGGCAACTAGAGGAGAAAGAAGCCGCCGAGCGCAAAGATGAGCTGGATGCCCGAGCCGAGGAGCAGCGCAAGGAGCAGGCCGAGATCGACACCGAAAACCAACGGCTCGCTGACGAGAAGGCCGAGAAGGAGCGCAAAGAGCGCGAGGAACTGGAGGCTGAGCAAGCTGAGGCCGCACGACTAGCCGCGGCACCTGATGTCGAGAAGCTGGAGAGATTTGCTACTGATCTGGCGTCCATCCCCGAGCCAGATGTCGAGACCTCCGAAGGTAAGCGCGTTGTAGCATTGGCATTCGAGAAGCTGCAGGGCGTACTTGATTACATCCGAGCCGAAGCGGAGAAACTGAAATGAGTGAATTTTCACCAGCATTAGAGAGCGCACTGTCCCATCTCACTGAGGTAGACGAGCAGGTTGGCAACAAGCTCGAGCAGCTATCGAAGGACTTTATCGAGTCGCACGATGAACTGTCAGAGCAATTTTCAAACGCGAGGCGCGAGTTCGACCATGTGATGCATCGCATGGACAACATCGAGAAGCCACCAAAACTTACACCAGACGAACTATACAAAGCGCTGGCCCTAGCTCAGGGCGAGATTCAGGCAGCCGAAGCCAGGTCAGAGGCCGAGGTACGCAAAAAGGAGACAAACAAGTTTCTTTACAGCTACAAATATGCTGATCTGGCAGCCTGCCTCGAGGTTATCCGTAAGCCGCTTGCTGACAACGGACTGTGCCTGATCCAAATTCCCTCATTCAATGAGGAGGGATTGGTAACTTTGGAGACAATCCTTGGCCACGAATCAGGTCAATCAATCTCCTGCACCATGTCAATGCGCCCGGAGAAGAGCGGACCGCAGGCAATCGGCACCTGTATCACATACCTCAGACGCTACAGCCTGTCTGCCATGATAGGTGTGGCTCAGTTTGACGACGATGCCGCCAGCGCCACCAAGGGACCGGACGAATACGATCGCCTGACCCCCAGAGACATCGACGAGATTCTGGTCAAGGCCGACGAGCTGTTTGGCGACGACGCTGACGCGGTGCTTGATGAAATGCGGCAATCAGTGTTCCCGGACAAGCACCATCTGGCAGACATTCCGGCAGACCAGTTAAAATCCGTATTGCGTAGGCTCGCTAACGCCAAGAAGACGCGCGACAAGAAAACTGCCGATGCCAAGAAGTCGCCGGTTGCTGAGCCAAAAAAGAAAGGCGGTGTGACTCAGTCACAAGCAGACGAGCAAACGACAAATCGTGAACCAGGAGAGGACGACGAGTGAGTACTTAGAGGGCAGCGTCGTGATTAAGAAGCTATTTCACTACCTTTTCCAATGCCCTACGTTCTGGCGCATTAAGCCAGCTTTTCATTGTCCATCCTGTGGCATCGGATATCGCTGCTACTGGGACGGGAATGATGTTGTTGGTCATGGTATTAATTACTGCGACAAATGCGCCTCTGCCTTAGAGGGACTGGGGCCATGAATTACGAGCTTTGCCAGCCACACCGACGATTCCCATGTAGAGAGTGTGGGACAACGCACTTTAAGGGATGTCAGTGTTCGTTTTGTAATGATTACACATCAGCACAAAAGGCGAAGCTCAGATGGGTGCGAGTTCCCGCTCAGACAAGGCGCGAGCCATGAGTGAATTTTCAGACAAACTAAGAGGCGTTGATGTCACATATACAGACGATATTAGCGTGATCTGCAACGCCGCTGACGAAATCGACCGGCTTGTCGCCATGCTGGAAACCCAAGACAAGCAGATGACAGCGCAGTCTAGTGAAGGCAAAATGCTTCGAGAGGCCATTGCGGTACTGGATAATCACGAATATTGCCCTCATTGCGACCACCACATTGAATCTGGTCACGATAGAGAGTGTCCGGTCGCTTTAGTCTCGGAAGGGCGGGGTCCAGACGAGAAAGGGCAGACTGCTCATGAATCCTGATACCAAAGAAGCAATGATTGAAATGGCAGAGCTTGCTGCGAAAGCCATCCGCAATGAATTTCCAGACGCGAAACCAGCCGTGAAGTCTGCCCATCTTGAGGCGCAACTTCTTAGCGATAAAGTAAAGAATTTCAAAATCGAAACTATGTGTCAGGGCTTTAGCTGTGAATGCGGTGCTGGCGGTGCAATTCAAACGAAGCCAGAACACATTGCTCGGTACTGTCCTATCTGCGGGAAACATTTGCTAGCCGATGAATTTGGCGACTTACCGGGCCTGAAGTCCACAGACCACGACGAACAGGACTCCGCACTACGGAGGCTAAATTATGAGCGATAGACCGATATGCTTTTGGTGCGGCCGTAAACCAAGAGCCAAGTTAATCAATGGCGTCTGGGAATTGTTCTGTAAGTGTGGATGGCGTGAAGGCATTTGACCGTTCTGTAGGGGGCTCCTTTGGACTGTAGAATCATCAAGGTTGAGCAATCGAGCGATGAATGGCTTGATCTCAGACGTACTCGGATCACATGCTCCAGGCTGGCCGATGTCATGGCCAAGAAGGACACCAAGCGGTACACGAAATATAGACAGGAGAAAGTCCTAGAGCTGCTCGGTCATAAGGCAGTTGAGGAGTCGCCGGAGTGGGCTCAGCACGGCAAGGAGAATGAGCCGCGGGCGCTGAAAGGCTACGAATTCAAGTACGAGCAGGATATCGAACACAACGTATTTCTGATCTACAAAAAATACGACTGGCTAAGCTGCTCACCGGACTTCCTGCACCTACCTGACTATCTTGCCGGCGGTGAAGTCAAGTGCCGAGCACTTTTTAAGAACTACCGGAGATTCAGGGACGACGCCGAGCGCCTCAAAGGCACGATCCAATGCATTCCGGCTTGCGACAGACACCAGACTCAGGGTGCAATCTGGCTGACCGGCTTTCGCTACTGGTGGTATGTCAATTTCTATATCGGCTCCGACCTGGAGGGCGGTACGGCGCAGAAGATCCATCGCGTTGCCGTGCCCAGAGACCAGACACTCATCGATAAGATGGAGGTGCGGTGCATCGAGTTTATGAAGGACTGTTATGAACGGGCAGAGCTTGAGTTTGTGGCGCGATGAAATTTTTAATGGGATTTACTATAGGGTGGCTGCTGTCATTCCCAGTGGGTATGTATTTTGCCAACCAAAATAAGCTACCACCTGAGCAGGAGTACGCCGCTTATCACCATTGCATGCAGCAGGCCGGCAGCCTTGGCTGCAGAATGACGCCGCAGGATTTCGTGCGGTACTACCAATTGAAAGACCAACTGGAGGCTGCGAAATGAAACACTTGCCCTGGATAATTATGCTGCTGGTTGTGGTCATCGCCGTGATAATTGCGGCCGTACTTTGGTATCTGTCTAACCTGACTATGATGTAGTCACTCTGCTGCAAGGGCGCCAACTGCAGTGTCGATGCGAGAGATGTCGCGCTGGATGTACCCAATGCTCAAATTGATTTCGCCAACAGATTTGTCGATTGAATCGAGTGCAACAGCATAGCTCCGTTCGTCATCGAGAATCATTACTTCAGCAATGACCCTTTTGATTTGTGCGTCATCTAGCGCCTGAGAGCCGGCCTCGAATACACCGAACGCCCAACCAATAAGGGCCATAACTAAAGCAGTCACGACCGCGGTGCAGACGTTTCCGATTAACGGTTTCTGAGCCATCAGTTCTGCTCCTTTTTCTCGAGAGCGGCCCTGGCGGCTGCTCTGCGGCCCGCTTCCTTGACCTCGCGCTGCTGCTGTTCTTGCTGTTGCACCTGTAACACTTCTTGAGCCTGTGAATATCGAGTGATTGCGTCACGGCGCATCTTTTCCAGATCATCGAACTGAGCCTGCAAACTCATCAAGGAAATTTGCAGATTGTCATGGTCGCTCAACATCTGATGTTGATCTGCGCGCTCGTCGCCGTGCGTTGTGTCGGTCATTATCGGTTTCCCAAGCACAAGCCCCATCTCGACCATCGCCATCTTCTCAAACTTCCCGCAGG